CGTGATTAAATAGTTTGATTCACTCATCCCGAGAGTTTCGGGGAGGGGGAAGGTTTGTCGGACGGTGGGCTCGCATCGCATCGGAGATCGTCGGAGCGGACGCGCGACATCGGCGGTCCTCCACGCGAGGTATACGATGACGAGCGCCGTGATGAATCCGACAAATCCCTGCGAGTTTTCCTGGAATCATACTTCCCCGCAGCTTTTCCGCTGAAATGGTCCGCTGATCATCTCAAGGTGATCGACATCATGCAGCGGGTGGCGACGACTGGCGAACTGTTTGCGCTGGCCATGCCCCGCGGTTCCGGCAAGACGACGATTGCGATTCGCGCGGCGCTGTGGGCCATCCTCACGAGACGGCGTCAGTACGTCGAGGTGATCGCCGGCACACAGGGCGCGGCACAGAAAATCATCCGCACAATGCGGCAGGAGCTGTCGTTTAACGAGCAGTTAAGGCTGGACCACCCTGCTGAGTTGCATGGCATCTGGCAATTGGCTGGAGACAACCGGAGGGCTGGCGGGCAGCTGTGCCATGGCGAAAAAACGCAGGTCACGATGGCGGTGACGGAGATCGTGTTCCCCTCGCACAAATACACGCCAGTTGGTGGCAGCGTGATTTACGCCGCGGGAATGACCGGTCAGATTCGCGGGCCGAACCACACGAGGGCTGATGGGTCGGTTATCAGGCCGGATATGGTGATTTTGGACGATCCGCAGACGCGAGAGTCGGCCCGGTCGTTAGCTCAGACGGAGAATCGATTCGAGATCATCGAGGGGGACGTTCTCGGCTTGGCGGGGCCGGGTCAGGCAATCGCTGCGGTGATGCCTTGCACGGTGATCGCCAAGGACGACCTGGCGGATCGGTACCTCCAGAACCCTCGTTGGCATTCGATGAGGGCAAAGCTGCTGTATTCGTTCCCGACGAACCTCGCGAAGTGGGATGAATACTTCGAAGAACGCGCAGCCGGGCGGCGACTGGATGGCACGACTGAACGTGGAGACCGGTTCTATCTGGCGAATCGTGAAGAGATGGATTCCGGAGCGGTCGAGGGTTGGCCGGAGCGCAAGGAACCGGACGAAATCTCCGCGATTCAGTCTGCAATGCACCTGTGGTATCGCAATCCACATGCTTTCTCAGCCGAATATCAGAACGAACCGGTTGAACAATCGCTCGATGCCAACCGTCCGACGTTCGCCGGCCTGGAGAAGAAACTCACGCAGCGGAAGCGTGGGGAGATTCCGGTCTGGGCAACGAAGCTGACGGCCGCCATCGACGTGCAGCAGAACGCGCTGTTCTACCTCGTCGTGGCTTGGGCCGACGATTTCACTGGCGCAATCGTCGATTACGGGGCGTTTCCGGAGCAGAACCGGCATTACTACACCTACGCGGACGTGTCGCCCAACCTGAAGCAGGCGTCGGGCCTGTCACAGATCGAACCGTCGATCCGCTGGGGCATCGACCGACTTACGGCGGCGTTGCTCGGACGACGCTGGCCTCGCCATGGCGGCGGTGAATTAAAAATCGACCGCTGCCTAATCGACTACGGCTGGGGAGATTCGTCCAATCTGGTGTTCGAGGCGGTCCGCGCATCGTCGTTTTCCGGGATCTTAATGCCGTCTAAGGGCATCGGGCTGACCGGCGCTAAGTCCTCAATGAACGATTGGCAGCAGCGACCAGGCGACACCCCTCTGCCGCGTCAACGTGACGGCTGGGTGTCACGGCTGGCACAGGGCCGCGCGATTCGTCACGTGCTGATGGACGCGAACCACTGGAAGACTTTCATTGCCACTCGCGCCGCCGCGGCTCCTGGAGAAGCTGGTTGCCTGTCCGTTTTCGGCGAGCGACCCGAGCAACACCGCATGTTGGCCGATCAGTTGGCGTCGGAGGAGGCGAAGTGGTCCAAGAACGAACACGGAGAGCGCTGGGAGTGGGGGCTGAAGCCTGGTCACGACAACCACTTCCTGGACTGCCTGTATATGTGCGCGGTCGCGGCATCGATGGTGGGAGTCAATCTCGCGAACGGGGTGACGGTCTCGCCGACGGAGCCTAAAAAAAAACGGATGAAGATGTCTGAGATTCAAAAAGCCAAGCAATCTAGTAGGGGAGCGCAGTCACCGTGGCAATAAAAGGAAAAACGATGTCAGCCCACTTGAATCACGACATCAACGATGAGGGTGGCATCATTACGACCTTCGCGCCCGGCGAAAGCGTGCTTCTCAATGGCGAGGTGGAAGCCGTGGTCCTGCAGGTTTGCCTATCGTTCCGTGGCCTTCAATACGAGGTGGCCTGGTGGAGCAAGGACTCTCGTCACAGTGAGTGGGTGAATGAGCGAGAAGTGTCGGCGATGAAGGACGCAGAGTCGAAGACAATTGGGTTTGCGTTCAAGGAATAAGGCGAAGATGGCCATCACCCGCGTCAGCTACGAGCTCCTGAAAGAACACCGCGACTACCTTCCCCGCGGCGGTTCCTTGCTCGAAATCGGCGAGGCGAACTGGTACGGGGACGCACCGGCGTCGGTGTTGCTGGAAGATGCGCCGGATGCCGAAGCTGCTGAGATGGTTCGCGCGGGCAACCGAGATCAAGACCTATTCGCTTTGGCGAAGGCGGCATACGCGATTGTGTTTCGTCCGCGCTGGATAGAGTCTATCGATCTAAATGGAACTCAACGCGCGTGGCGATGGGATCTAAACGTGCCAGCAAAGGCTCTTGTTGGCAATTGGGCGGACGTTGTTATCAACAACGGCACATTGGAGCACGTATTCGACCTGCGGCAGGCATTTGAATCAATTCACGACGCCACGAAGCGCGGCGGCATCATGATCCATGACTGCCCCTTCACCGGCTGGGTCGACCACGGTTTCTACACGCTCCAACCGACTCTGTTCTACGACCTCGCACACGCCAACGGGTACGACCTGATCAGCCTGGCAATCACGCATTTCCAGAGCGGAACCATCATTCGAGTGCAGTCGCGCGAGGAACTGCACGCGCTCAAGGACATCCCCGACAACGCGATGTTGTTTGTGGTGATGCGGAAGGTTCATGACGCGCCGTTCCGTGTGCCGATGCAGGGGGTTTATGACGGAAGACTCAGTGAGGAAGGGGCGAGGGCATGGCAAGAGAGGCGGTGAAACCAAACGATTTCAGCGTGAAGTTCACCTTCACGGCCCCGGACGGCAACACCTATGGCAACCTCATTGAAACGACCATTGACGATCCCAATCTGATGGCCATGTGCGAGAAGGTGGTGCGGTATGCCCGGTATCAATTCGGACAAGCCCCGCGCCCTGAGTGGCTGCCATCGTTTGCTGATGACTCGAAGATCCCACTTGGAAAACTCGATGACCAGTGAAAAGCCGTCGCAACTCCGCGCCATCCCCCCGCTGTCAATTCCGCAGCCGGTGATCGACTTGCGCACGGAGGGGGAGCAACCGAAATCGCTCCGCGGTGTCCACCAGGGGCCGCGATGCGAGAAGTGCAGCGGCCCTCTCCGGGTTCGTCACACAGGATCTTGGAAGGATGGCCAGAGGCAGCGTCGGTATCAGTGCGAGGACTGCGCACACGTGAAATTCTTGATTGAATACGATCCGGAAGTTCCACTGGCCAGCAAGGTGCGATAACAGTTTTTTTGTGAGGCGTGATATCGATATCACGAACATCGAAACGTGATCTTGAGCATGCAATTCAAGCTACGGAAACTGAAGGGAGATTGAACAACCAGGGGGCAGCCTTCGCTGCCTCGGCTAAGGCAGGGCCGGCCAGCCCTCCGAGATGCCGCAAACATCGACGCCCTTTGCGGGGGTAGCGAAAGCTGCCCCCGTTTTCGTTTGGCGTTCGATACATGGCCGACGCTGAAGAACTTGAAGCTCTGACTGACGCTGCCGCTGCTGCGCCGAAGACGGTTTCTGCGGACGGCGTGACGGTCGTGCAGCAGTCCGTCCCCGAGTTGATTGCCCTGGAGAAACACCGGGGCGAGCAGCGGGCAGCGAGCGCTGGCAGCATCGGCATTCGGCTTTTCAAAACCAAACCACCGGGAGCCGTATGAACGCTCCCGTCGTGCTCTACGATCATCGTGGCGGCTTGCTTAGCTCGCCGGAGATTCGCCGGAATCGCATCCGTGCGAAGTACGATGCCGCGCAGACGACGGACGAGAATCAACGCCACTGGCGCAACGCCGATTACCTCGGGCCGAATGCGCAGTTGGACCCCTGCGTCCGCCGCATGCTCCGAAGCCGCGCCCGCTATGAGTGCGCGAACAACACCTACGCCTCGGGCATGGTCCGCACGTTGGCTAACGACACGATTGGCACCGGCCCGGGCCTGCAAATCACGCAAAAAGAGATCTCTCGGGACGATGCCAACGTCATCGAGAACCTGTTTTGGGAATGGTGCCTCGCCATCGACCTGCCGCACAAGTTGCGGATGTTGCGCATGGCGAAAGCTCGCGATGGAGAAGTCTTCGCACACTTCACGTCGAACCCGCGGCTGAAGAGTCGCGTGCAGCTCGACCTGATTCCGTTTGAGGCGGATTACGTTTCGAGCGCCTATCCGCTGGCGAGCAACGCCAATAGCTTTCTCGACGGCCTGATTGTCGACGATTACGGCAACGTCATCGCCTACAACGTGCTGAAAGAGCACCCAGGCGAGCAGGAATACCTCGAAAACTACGGCGAAAGCAATCTGCTTCCGGCTTCGGAAGTCATTCACCTCGCGCACATCGAGCGGCCTGGTCAATACCGCGGCTGCCCGGAAATCACGCCCGGAATTCCTCTCTACGCACAGCTTCGCCGGTTCACGTTGGCGGTGATTCGCGCGGCCGAATCGGCAGCGATCCCCTCGTGGATTATGAAGACGCAGTCCGTCCCGAATGACGGAATCGACCCCTATGAGGCGTTCGACAAGGTTTTGACCGAACGCGGCATGGGCATGGCGCTGCCCGGGGGGTGGGACATCTCGCAGCTCAAAGCCGAGCACCCCACCAGCACATATCCGCAGTTTAAGCGAGAGATTCTCGCCGAAATCGCGCGCTGCCTCTGCATGCCGTACAACGTCGCTGCCGGGGATTCGTCCTCCTACAACTACTCATCCGGCCGCCTCGATCATCGCACGTACTTCAAGTCGCTGCGGGTTGAGCGTGCGACCTATCTGGAATCGAAAACTCTCGATGTCACGTTCCGCAATTGGTGGGACGAGGCTTCCCGGCTCCCGAAATACTTGCCGGAGTCCGTGTATCGCGCCGCACTCCCGATGCACGAGTGGCGTTGGGATGGCGACGAACATGTTGACCCGACCAAGGAAATCGACGCTGCGGTGACGCGCGTCGCCTTCGGCTTCTCGTCCATCGACGATGAAGTCGCAGTGCTCGGAAAAGACCGCTCCGTCGTCCATCACAAGAACGCGCAGGCGCTTGGCCTGACTCACGACGAGTACAGCAAGCGGCTTGCTGACAAATTCTTCGGCGCTCAGGTGGCCAGCTCATCGCAAGAGCAACCGGAACCTCCGCCAGCCAATCCCCAAAACACCGGAGGGCAGCCGAATGCCTAAGTTCACGGCCAAGATGCGCGCGGCCGACATGGAGAGGCCTTCGCTTCGCCTCGTCGCCACTGCGCCTGTCGAGATTCAGGCCGGCAAAGACGAGACCGCGCTGCCGACCTACTCGATGGTGGGCTACACCGGCGTCCCGATGAACGTCGAGGGCTTTTATCACCCCGTCATCGTCGACCTGGACGGAGCGCAACCCGAGAACCCCGTCAACGCTTATCTGAATCACGACTCCAGCCAAATCATCGGGCAGGGCGAGGCGCGCATTCACGACGGACAGATTGTGGCGAACGGCACCGTTATGGCCGCCGACGCCAACTCGCAGAACTTTCTGTCGCTCTCGAAAAACGGTTTCAAGTGGCAGGCATCCATCGGCGCGAACATCAATCGCCGTGAGTTCTTGGATGCCGGCAAAAAAGCAGTCGTCAACGGCCGAGAAGTCACCGGCCCTCTGATCATCGCCCGCGAAAGCGCGATCTACGAGATCTCCTTCGTTCCACGCGGCGCGGACAGCTCCACCTCTGCGGCAATCGCCGCCTCTCACCCCGAAGGAAAGGGCACGACCGTGGACCCGAAATTCACCGCATGGCTTGAAGAAAACGACATCGACGCTTCTGGGTTGAGCCCGAAGGCCATCTCCAAGTTGGAAGCGACGTGGAAGGCCGAAACCGGCAACACGAAGAAGTCGGCGAAGCGTCTGGGAGACGTCATTGCCGAAGCCGAGGCCGAAGACTTGCGCCAAGAAAGGATTGCCGACCTCACGGCGTCTTTCATCGCCGAGCACCCGTACCGCGATGCCGATTTCATCGCGAACATCAGGCAGCTTTCGGAGTCGGCTGTGGAAGCGAAGTGGACCCCGGAAGAATACGAGCTTCGGCTTCTCCGCGCTGGCCGTCCGCAAAGCAGCGTTTTTCGCCCTTCGTTCCGCAGCGAATCCAAGCTGACGAACAAAGTTCTTCAGGCCGCCATCTTCGCGCATGGCATGCTGCCCAACTACGAGAAGTTGTTCGACGATCAAACGCTCCAAGCCGCGCACGACCTCTACAAGGGTCGCATCGGCCTGAAGCAATTGATCATGGTGTGTGCTGAAGCGAACGGCCACCGCGGGAATCACTCGACTGGAGTGACCCTGGAAGCCCATCGCGCCGCGTTCGGATTCTCTGGCCCGAATCAAATCAATGCCGGCGGATTCAGCGGCATCAACATCAGCAACATCCTGTCGACGACGGCCAACAAATTCCTCTTGGAAGGCTGGCTGGCAGTCGATCAGACCCCGTTGCGGATCGCCGCGATTCGGCCGGTCCCGGACCTGAAGACCGTCACGACCGTGTCTCTGCTCGGCGATCTGACCTATGACAAGGTTGGCCCCGCTGGCGAGATCAAGCACGGGACGTTGAGCGACCAAACCTACACCAACAAAGCGGAAACGTATGCCCGCATGTTGGCGATTACCGAGGACGACATCATCAACGATGACCTCGGCGCCCTGACGATGGTTCCTCGTCGTCTCGGTCGCGGTGCCGGTCTCAAGCTGAACGATATCTTCTGGACCGCGTTCCTTGGCGCTGAAAACGCCGGGTTCTTCGCCGCCGGCAACTCCAACCTCAACACCGCTGTGGCGGATGCGACGGTTGGCGGGTTGCAGGCGACGGAAACCATCTTCATGAACCAGACCGATCCGGACGGCCTGCCGCTCGGGATCATGCCGAAAATCATCGTTGTGCCGACCGCCACGAAGGCGTCGTTTGCGGCGTTGATGAATTCGGAGCGTCTGATCACCGGCGCTTCGTCCACCTTGGGCGACGCGAACGTTTGGAAGGATCGCTTCCGCCTGGAATCGTCTCCGTACATGAGCAACAGCTCGTACACGGGCTACAGCGCTGCGGCGTGGTACATGCTCGCCGACCCGAACGAACTGCCGATGATCGAAATCGCGGCGTACCAGGGTCGCGTCGAACCGACGGTGGAATCGGCGAATGCCGACTTCAACACGCTCGGCGTGCAGATGCGTGGTTATTCCCGCGTTGGCGTCTCGCTGTTCGAAAAACGGGCTGCGGTGAAGGCCGACGGCGGCGCTTCCTGATCAGAAAGAAGGGGCAAGATGTCAGACGCGAAAATCGTCCTGGGAATGCCTGGCTACGGCAGACAATCGTCTGGCGCGGGTCGAGGGTTCTGGCGCGCCTGCCGCGATATGAATCGCGTGTGGAACGCCTACCAGTGCGGCTCGCTTCTGGCATCGAACTTCAATCAGTTGTGGTGTCTCGCGCTCAACCTGGCCCATCGGGGCGAGCGCGTAGATTACTTCGCGATGTTGCACGATGACATCTCGCCCGAGGACTTCTGGGTCGACGCGCTCATTGAAGAACTGGAGAGCAAAGAACTCGACGTTCTCGGTGTGGCCGTGCCGATCAAGGATCGGCGCGGCATCACGAGCATCGCCCTGCATCAGGAAGGCGATAACTGGCAGGTTCAGCGTCGCATTTCAATGCACGAACTCTTCGATCTGCCGGAGACATTCACCAGTGAAGATGTTGGCGCACCGCTGCTGCTGAACACCGGCTGCTGGGTCTGCCGGTGGGATCAGGATCTGTGCAAGAAGCTGCACTTTGAAATTAACGACCGCATCGTTTTTGACCGTGCGGCGGATCGATATGTGGCGCAGACGGAACCCGAAGACTGGTTCTTTTCCCGGCTGTGCCATGAGCGAGGTCTCAGGATTGGAGCGACTCGAAAAGTCCATGTTCTCCACAAAGGGGAAACGGATTTTACGAATGATCGCCCCTGGGGATCGCACGAATTCGACTCGGAATCGGGAGCGACGTCTCCGCTAACAGGTTCGCGTGAAGAACCATCACTCTCGGAAAACCTTTTGGAGGTCTAGGAAATGGCTGAAACAACTCTTCGTTCCGGCGACCCGGTGATGGTCGATTACACGCCCGCCTCCGGCAACGTCTCGCAGGGGCAGGTGGTCTTGCTGGGCACCGTGACGGCGAACACCGCTGGCACCGGCGCTGTGGCGGGCATCGCCCTGCACGACATCACGAACAGCGTTCAAGGCGCGCTCTCGGTTGGTGGCGGAATCCACGACGCGACCAACCTGAACAACGCCGCCAATGGCGCTCTCGTGTACTGGGACGACTCGGTCAACAAGGTGACGACCACGAGCACGAACAACGCGCAAATGGGCTATGTCGTCCAGAACGGCGGTGGCGGCGCGAACAGCACTTGTCGAGTGCTCCACAAGCCTTACCCGTAATCCAGAAAGGACTGGGAATGTACGTCACGTTTGCTGTGAATCTGGGAAGCCGAGACGCCGCGAAAATCGGCGTCGATTACACGAAATGCCTTGCGGGCGAAACGCTCGATATCCCGGATGCGCAGGCGAAGCAGCTTTGCGATATGGGCGTGGCGTACCCCGGCGATCCTCCGTCACCGGCAAAACCCGCCAAAGAGCCGAAAGCAGCCGACCAAAAGGGCGATAAATGAAAGTTGAACTCGTCCAAGATTGCGAGCACGGCAGCGTCGGTCAGATTCTCTCTGATCCCGACTGCTGGCGTCTCTGCTTTCCGATGAACGGTTGCGTTGCGAAGCCGGTCGACGCGAAAGCGTTGGCTCGTGTTCGCCGCGACCTGGAATCAACGGACGAGTTGACGCGACTGAGACTGATTGGCCAGATGGCCAAGAACGGCACGTCGCCGTATTCCGACCTCTCCGGCGAAACGCCGATTGATGCGGGCTCCGCTGTTCCAACGGAATCGGCGGCACCGGCGATTGTGGTCGAGCCGCATCCCGCACCAGTCCCGGCTCCTGTGCCTGCGCCGGTGCCCGCTGAACTCCCTGTCCCTCCGCAACCCCAAGCCGTCACGGCGTAACAGTAAAGGAAAAGAGCAATGCCGAGTATCTATCTGCCCAGCGTGCCGGCCCTCACGGGCGACGCCGAGATCGTGAGCCAAAAGCTATCCGTCTCTTGTGGCGGCGCGGTGATTGTCGAAGGCGATGTGCCTCTCGGTCAGTCCGCTGTGGACGTTCCGGTGGCGGAAGGTTCGCTTCTGGACCCGGTCACTCTGGCCTACACCAACAAATCGGCGCAGACCGGCCCCGCGTGGTCGGGTGCGATTCAGTTGCCCGCGCCTCCCCCGCCTCCGAAACCGGTTCCGCCTCAGCCTGAAGCCGTGACGATTGCGGTTGCGCCTGCAGCCCCGGCCGAAGCCGCTCCCGCTGAAGTGAAAGTCGAAGTCCCGGTTGCAGTGGAAACCGCCCCGGCCGCTGAAGCCGCGAAGTAATCATGCTCGATGACGCCGTTTCCTCAATGGTGGATTCGCTACTCGGCTCCGATGGGGTCGAGTGCGAATACATCCGAGAAGGAGCGGTGCTTGGAACGATGACGCTGTCCATTCGGAAGCAACCAAGCCAGGTGATTGACAACGGCCAAGGCGGCCTGATCGAGATTCTGCCGGTTGACGCGATTGGAAAAGCGGCGGACTTGCCCTCGGGCGAGCCGAAGCGCGGCGACCGCATCAAAGCGGGTGAAACGACCTACGAGGTGCTGCCGACCGTCAGCGAGAAGGTGTTCCGCAAGATCAGCGATTCGATGATTCGAATTCACATGAAGCAGGTGGCAACAACGTGACGGTCACAATCGCCCCTTCCACCGAAGCCTGCCTCGCGTTGGTCGACAGGATCAACTCGGGGACGGCGTATGCGCTGGCGTGCGTGGCGAAGTATTCGGATGTCGAGATTGATGCCTCAGAAGAGGTCGACGCCCTGCGAGTGGATGTTCTGGAATCGGATGCGGTCCAACTCAACGAAACGCTCGCCACCGACGACCGGACCAGCCACCTGATCACCGTCTGGATTCGTGACCGACTTCCTGACGCGAACCAATTTGAAATCGACCAAAGGAATCTGCTGGTGCGGCAGATTTACGAGCGAGTCAACGACTTCGATTCCGCAGACGGACGGGTGAAGGTCTGGGAAGTCGACAAGTCGTCGAGACTGCTGCCAGACAAAGCCCTGTTGCGGACGGCAAAGATGTTTGTGGCGTCAGTGGTGTTGCGGGTGGAGGTTGAGGCGCCTGCGTAATGGGAAACTTCGTTGACATGACCGTCGACGGCACCGACGAACTCATCGCCAACATCGAGAGGATTCAAAAGTCGGGAAAGTCGATTGCCATTTCAACGGTGAACGCCGGGCTGACTGTATACGCGAACGCTGCCAGGAACGCATCGCCGGGAACAATCAAACAGGAGACGGGAAAGTATCTGCGGGTGAACGGCGAAAAGGTTTCCGGACGTGCCGGACTGATTCGCTTCCCTCGCCGCGGTGACGGACAGGACGGACCACACGGAGTTTATCTGGAGTTGGGGACCAAGTTCATTTCGCCTCG